GTACAACAACTGTCTTCAGCTCTTAGACAAGCCAAGAGCCGCAGCGATGGCGACCTGGGAGGCTGTGAGGCCTTCCCAAGAAACGCCAAAACCAAAGGGGTTTGCTCGCCTTCTCACCTTCGTCTCAGTGACTAGGGTGAAACCGGCGACACCGCCCGCGAGGCCGCGATGGCCCCCGCGAGTGAGGGCATAGCTATCGGAAACGATGGTATGTTCCATCATGTAGCCATACCGCATTACAAGGCCGTCGAAGGCCCAGTCCGTGAGATTAGAAACAACATCTCCGGTATTGGTAAACCAATCGACTGCCCAGCTCCAGGGAGCGAGGTTCCACAGTACTTGTGGCGTCAGTTCTATGCCAAGAATCTTGTTGGCAAGCAGTGCCTTACGTTCCATCTCCTTACGCGAATTGTATCCGCGCGGAATGTGATACGTGAAAGCGCCGCTGAACCACTGACGTTGGACCGTCTCACGGGTCCTAACCACGTCCCCTAGGTTGGCAGTGTCCGTAAAGGCAGTGATCCCCGGTGGCAGCTTTGCAGCTACTCCGGTAGATATGACCTCGGCACTTACCGACCTTTTCGATGGGAAGTTGTAGCGTCTCCTGACAACCCGACCCGCGTCCCGCTCATACTGAGCGAGCAGCTTGTCAGCCTCCATCACTACCTTGGCGAATTTCTCGACCTCGGAGATGATGGGGATCCAGCCAAACTGTAGGTTCAAGTACTCCGACCCCGCCTTACGGGCGGCATCGGTCTTGGACTTCCAGAACAGCTGCCCCACTTTGTGGGGAAGTCCCTCTCGCAAAAGTTCTGCGATCGCGACGGAGACGTCTGCAACTGAGTTAGTGGGCTTGCACCGTGAAACTGCTGTGGCACCTAGCTGGTCTAGCGTCATCGATGATGACTGACCACTTGGCGGCCACGCCGCAGTCTCAGGCACAATTGGGAAAGCGACACCGTCATACGTGACAATGTTCGTATTTCCAAACGAATTGGTGATCTCCTCACGGAGATGGACGGGTTGCGGCTGGATAGTCGCGTACCGTTTCTGAGTGTAAAACTCACCACCAATGTCTCCTGAAGAAGGTGAAGAACTAACCTTCCACGGATGGCCCTCCGAATCAGTAATCTGATTCTCTACAACAGGTGAGAAAGAACCACTAGCGACAGCGTCCTCCGGTGGAATATACGGAGGTACCATACGCCAAGTGCTCTTGTACTTCCCGCCCGGCAGTTGCCTTTTCCATGTTCTGGATCGGCGACTAAGTGCCAAGCGGGCTCACATGCGTTGACATCGAAGCTCCCTCTGGTTGGACTTTCATCATCTTGCGATGATGGGTGTTGTTGCACTGCGTTGCGCCCC